CAGTGATAACGCTGATCTGCATGTTGGATGCAGCGTTGAAGGCGGCGATCTCGCTGGCCGATGCCTGGCTGATCGTGGTAGCCAGGTACTGCGAGTCCGACTGCACCTGCGGCAGGCCAGCCAGCGAGCCCTTTACGCTGGCGATGGTATTAGCGGTGTCGACCCCGCTGCCGGTGTAGCCTTGTTGCGCCTGAATCAGCTGGTCGGCGTAGTTCGTGATGTTCTGCAGCGCGGTCCGGTCCTCAAGGCGTGCCAGCCCGAGCTGCTGCTGGAACTGCGAGTTCGCGTTGGCCAGCTGCTGCTCCGGCGGCAGCCCACCGGCCGACGTGCCATTGAGCTTGTCGATGTAGCCGTGGATGTTGGTGTTGATCCCCGCGATGAAGTCGGCGTACGCCTTGGCGCTGTCGCTCGCCTTCGACAACGCGTCCTGCAGCGTCTGGTTGGCCTTCGCCTCGTCCTGCAAGGCGTACACCCTCTGCCCGAGCGCCTTGTTCGAGTCGTCCAGCGCCGCTAGTTCGTCCTGCCGCTGTTTCGTGAGCTGTTCGTCGGCAGAGGCCGTCAACTGGAAGATCTGGTCCTCCAGCTGCTGCTTCTGCGTCATGGCGGTCTGGACCTTGTTCAGGGCCGCGGTGGCGTCATCCAGGGATAGCTTCGCCACATCGCCCAGGCCCGCCAGGTACTGCCCGATGGCGCCCTTCAGGTTGGACTGCTGAAGGCCGGCGAGAATGGCCTTCGTGGTCATCGTGCCAACGGCGGTTTGCAGTTCGTCCTGGGTGCGCCCGGCGTTCAGGTTCAGGTCGGTGTAGGCGGTCTTGCCATTTGTGCCGGTAGCCGTGATGTCCACGAAACTCGGGCTCGTCCCCTGCGGGTCCATCGAGAACCCGAGGCCGTACTTCAGGCCGCCGGTGCCTCCATAAGCCTTGACGATCGAGTCGTAGCTGGCCTGGATCGCTTGCGCGCTCGTGGCCGCAGCAGCATCACTGGCCGCGCTGCGCTGGCCAAGGCCAATGCCGGAATCGAGGCGCCCGTACACCCCGTCTTGCTTGGGGCCACCGTGCTTGAAGAGCCCCAGCATGGAGCCCACGGCGATCGCGACGCCGATGTATGGAGCCGCAGCACCGATGGCACCGATCGCGCCGCCGAGAGCGCTTCCACCGGCCGCAGCCGTTGCGCCCAAGCCAGCCGCGCCGAAGTCCCCCGTCTGCGCCGCCAGCATAGCCGCCTGCGAGCCTGCCCCGAACGATGTCAGGCCCGGAACTGCGGCGGCATATGTGGCCCCAGCAAGAGAGCCGCCGAACAGGCCCCCGATCGTGGGGCCGCCGAGCATGCCGCTCAGCCCATTGGCGGTGCTCAGGCCGTTGAGTGCGCTGCCGGCAGAACCGGGAGCGGCGCCTATGATGAAGTTCGTGATGCTGTTGGCGATCGGCTGCAGCAGCGGTCGCAGGACCAAGTCGCCGAAAATTTCCTTGAGCTTCTGCGCCGCGCTCTGGCCCTGCCCGGTGAGCGCGTCGTACAGCGAGTCGCCTACCTCCTGGTTCACGTGCTGCCACTTCTGCACGTACTGCGACAGGTCGATCTTGTCGATGGCGTCTTGCGCCTTTTTCGTGACGTTGGCGATGTCCTGCGCCTGTTCGTCGGCCGGCAACCCGCGGCTCTGGATGTCCTTGATCTGCTCCTGCAGCTTCAGTTCGATCTGGTGCTGAGCGTTCAGCTTGGCCTGTTCGTCGGTCGTCTTTCCCAGCAGCGTCAGCTGGAAGTCCACTTCCTTGTTCGCGTCGTCTATGGACTTCTTGTACGCGTTCATCGACGCCTGCGCGGCGTTCGTAGAGTTTGCGGCGTCCGTGATGGCCTTGGCCTTCGCATCCAGAGCGTCCTGGTACTCGGAAGCGACGACTGCGCGAATAGCCCTGTCCTGCAGGTCCACATAGGTTTGCAGATCGCGATTGAGTTGCTGCTGACGCGCCGCGCGCTGGGCATCCAGCACCAGCGCCTGCACCTTCAGGCTGGCGACTTCCTTCTCGCTGTCGCGTTCCTTGGACTTCAGCGCGATCTGCTGCTGCAGCACATTTCGCTGCGATTCCATCGCGGCGAGTTCAGCCTGGGCGGTCTGCTCGATGTAGGTCTGCTGGTTGATCGCCCCGGTCTTCAGCTGCGCGTCGAGGTCGGCGATCATCGACTTCGTGCGCACCTCCACGACCTGCTGCACGCCCTGCAGGCGCTCGATCTGCGCCTCGGTTCCGAGCTTGGCCATGTCCGCCGACAGGCCGGCGATCACCTTGTCGATTTCGGCCTGCGAGTAGCCGGCCTTCACGCCTTCGTTCTGCGCCTGCGTGATCTGCAACTGCAGGCGCTGCTGGCGCGACAGGCTCTGTTCGCGCAGCACTTCGAATGCGGACGCAGCCTTCGTGGACTGCTCCTGCTCCTGCTGGTACTGCGCTGATTGCTGGTCGAACTTCGCCTTCTCGCGCAGCGCCGCGATCTGGTCCTGCAATTCCTTGACCGCCGAAGCGTCCGACGGGGAAAGAGTCGGGTTGGCAGTGCGCTGTGCGCCGCGGGCGTTGCCCGTGATTTGGTCGATCTTCGCCTGCAGGTCGGTGATCGTGTCCGGCCTGCCGATCCCAAGCATCGCGTCCCACGCGCTCTTGGCGGCGTCCTTTATGCTCTGCCAGCCGCGCTCGATGGAGCCTTGCTGCTGCTCCAGGCGCGCGGCGCGCGCATCCATCGCGCTCGCATACGCCCGCTGAGCTGCCTCGCCGGCCTCCTCCAGCTGCCCGGTGTCCTGCAGCGCCTTGATGTGCCGGTACATGCTGGCCGTCAGGAAGTTCACCGAGTCGTTGAGTTTCAGCGCAGCGGAGACCGGATCGCTGCCCAAGGCTGCGAGGTCCGCCACAGTGTCCTTCGCCGCTACACCGACGCGATCCAGGCGGATCGCCAGCTGCGCGTACGTCTCCAGCTGGTCGCTGGCGACTTTGCCGGTGGAGGCCATCATCGCGAGCACTTCGGCGGCCTGCCCCTGCGTGCCAACGATCTTGGAAATGCGATCGGCCATCGCCTGCATTTGCGGCGCGCTGGTGCCGGCGGCATTGCCGCTCAGGACGACGGCGCGCGTGTATGCGTCGGCTTCCGCTGATCCCTGCTTGTACGCGAGCGCAAGAGCACCCACCGCGGTCACGCCGAGGCCGACGCCGACAACCATCGGCGAGATCACGCTGGTGACAGCAGAAAAGACAGCTCCGATGCCGCCGAACGTGCCTGACAAGCGGCTTGCCTCGATCGCCAGCGCCTTGATCGGGCTCTGCCCAGCGGTGATCATGTCGATCACGCCACGCACCGAGTGCGTGAGGCCCTGAATCTGTTGCGACGTCAGCGCGGTCGCATCGCCAAGCGCCTGGCTGCCTTTTTGAGCCCCATGGAGCGCGTCGGACTGCTTTTGCAGCGAGGAGGTATGGGCGTCCGCAGCCGTCCTCGCCGCGCTCGTGATCTGGGTGGTTCGCTGCGCTGTGGTGCCGTAGTCGGCAAGCAGCCTGTTCGTCTTCTCCTGCTGAGCCACCATCGCCTGCATCTGAGCGAGCATGCGATCGACTTGGCCCTGGATCTGCTGCGTCGCCTTGGAGAACGACGACCCCATGCGCTGGGCGGATTGCTCCACCTTAGCGCCCTGTGCGGCCAGGGTGTCGAGGCTCTGGTTCGCCTTATCGACAGGAGTGGAGTCGACCTTCAGGCCTAGTGCGGCAATGTCCATGTCGGCTCCAGAAAGGGAAATCCCGGGGCGCGCCCGGGGGCTATTCGTCTTCGTCCGCCTTCAGCGCAATGGCATCGATCTGCGCAATCAGATCGATCTCCCACGGCTGCGGCGTGATCTGGCGGTTCAGGAAGAAGGAGCGGATCTCTGTCTCGCTGATCGCGCTGGGGCCGCCCATGCCGCGCTGGCGCGTGGCGTTCAGGCGCAGAAACCACGCCCACAGGTAGGCCAGGTCCGGCGGTAGATCAGGCTGCGCGTCGAGATCGTGCTGCGCGGCCACGCTGCCCATGCGCGCCGCTGTCTCCAGCGTGTGGCGCAGCGTCTGGCCGTCTTCGCCGCGCTTGCTTAGTCGGAACTCGTGCCGGACGAACTCGCGGAATTCGTCGGCGAGGGAAGCAAAAAAGCGGCTTCATTCCCGATGGCGGCGGAGACCTTCTCGCGCCAGCTCGGACGCGCCTGGAACACCTTGCGCACGGCGTCGGCGCTGAAGGCCGCCGGCGCGCCGTTGGAGGTGAAGCCGAACCAGTCGACCACGACGGCGACGGCCAGCTCGAACTCGTTGGTTTGCTGCGTGTCGACGAAGCCGGCAGCGCCTTCGTCGGTGCTCATGTCGATGCCTTTTTTCTTCTGCGCGCCCTTCTTGACGCCGGCGATCATCAGGCGCCGCTCGCATTCGCGGAACTGCTTGGAGTCCTTGCCGACGATGATGAAGCCCACCGAGGGGCTGCCTTCATCATCGAAGGCGACGGCCACCTTCTGGGTTGCCTCGCCGGGCGGCGTCATCAGGGAGTCGAGGTCGATGGATTGCATGGATAGCCTTTCGCGGGGATGAAAAATGCCCGTGCCCCAGCCCGCACCGTCCCCCGCGAAAGGGACGAATGCGAGCCGGGGTCGGTGCTCAGGGATGGCCTTGCGGCCAGGGGTATTACGGAGCCAGCGAGTCCTGCATCTGGATCGTGGACTGCTGCGAGTCGGTACCGGCACCGCCAGCTGCGTAGTACTCGCACTGGAAGTTGTACGAGCGCTTCAGGCCCTGGCCGCTTCCATCGGACGGCGTGGCGCTGGTGAGATTGAGCTTGGGCAGGTGCACGGTGATGAAGTCGGCCGCCGCGCCGGAACCGTTTGCCATGCAGCACAGGATGCTCACATCGCTCTCACCGGAGAACAGGCCCGTGATGGTGGAGCTGTCGAAGTAGGCCGTGAACGAGCCGCTGACGGTCACCTTGCCTTCGAAGATGTCCGGGCGCACGTTGCTGCCCACCACCGGATCGCCAGGGTTCTGGTTGCCGGTGATCGTCAACTGCATGTCGGTCACCACAGCCTGCGTCGCGCCGTTGACCTGCAGCACGCCGGAAGCCGCGCCCACCGATTCGGAGGTCGTTTCCGTCGTGGGAGCGGTGTAATAGGCCGTGGTGCCGGTGCTGTAGTCCAGACCCTGCAGCTGCATCTGGATCGTGGCATTGCCGGAACCGGGGATGGCGATCTGCGCCTGGCCGATGCGCACATCCTGGAAGCGCTCGGAGAACGGCACATCGGGCATCCACTCCTCGAAGGTGTAGTAGATGGCCGTTTGCCCGCTGTTGGGAGCGTAGGTGACCTTGCCCGGGATGGACATCGTGGCCGAGGCGATCGGGCCTTCCGCCACCATCGCGCCACCGTTGACCACGAGCACCGTGATCACGGTCGCCGTCACGGCCACCACGAACAGGTTCACGTTCAGGTTCGCGGCGTTGAAGGAGCCAGCGGTCAGACGTACCACCATGCCCTTCTTGATGCCGTCTGTGAGGAACGATCCGGCCGCGCGCGTCACGGTATAGGTCGGGCCCGTGCCGGCGATGGTGAACGAAGCCGCGGTGATGGCCGTGACCGCCGCGTAATCGCGCCGCAGCAGTGCCGAGATCAGGTCGGAATGCGTGCCGGGGGAGAGAATCCCGCTGATCTGGCCGCTGGCCAGCTTGGCACCCAGGCGCACGGACATCAGCTGCTGCGCGCTGTTGATTTCGTCCATCGTGTTGTAGGTGTCGCGCTGCAGCTCGAAGACAGAGCTGTTGCGGCGCAGGATCTGGCCGGCCGAAGTGGTCGCGATGGTTCCTTTGGCGGCCTGCCGCTTGAACCGGGTCTGCTTGTTGACGGACTGTGCAACGGTGCCCATGGGAATTCCCCTTTCCGAAATGAAAAAAGGCCCACGCGGGCCAGATGAACGAAAGCCCGCGCGAAGGCGGGCTCAGTGGCTCCGGCGTGGGCCGGGATTCAGGAGATCAGGTGACGCTCACCCAGGCTTGCCAGCGGATGGACACAGGCACATGCCAGCGGGTGTCGTCCTGCATTCCGGGGCCGACGGCGGGCGTGTCGGTGACCAGGACGTTGATGCCGCCCTCGGCAAGCGTCGTGCCGCGCTTGAACCACGAGCGCAGGAGTTCGGCCTGCGCCGCGGCGTTGGCTGGCCCATCGCCTTGCGGATACAGCAGCGAAACCTGGAAGATGCCGTTGGCGCGATACACGCCCGCGCCCATCACCGTGTTGTCCGGTTGCGCCGGCAGGAAGCTCACGCGCTGGTACGGCGTGGCCTCCGCGGGCGGCGTCTTGTCCTCGTTCTCGTAGCGCGTCTCGGCCAGGTTGGTCCCCATTGCGGCGAGGCGCTTTTCCAGCGCGCGGCGCACCAGCAGTTCGCTCATAAAATGGCCTCCGGCGCGGCTACCTTTAGCGGGGGAAAAGGTTGCTCATCACGACCCTGCCGCGCCCACCATTAAGTGATGACCGCTCTTTGATGGAGAGTGCACATGCAGGAAATCTGGCTTCCAGTCGTCGGCGCAGAGGAGTTCTACGCTGTATCCAATGTCGGGCGCGTCAAAGCGCTTGCGCGCCAGCGCCGAGGCGTCAGCAAGGCAGGCCGTGAATGCTTTCGCGTCTCGCAAGAAAAGATCATGAGCCCGGCTCTTATGAACGCCGGCTACTTCGCGGTGCGACTCACGATCAGATCAGGCGAGAGAGCCGAAGGCTATTTAGTTCATCGACTCGTCGCAGCGGCTTTTATTCCCAACCCACATAACCTGCCTGACGTGAACCACAAGGATGGCGTGAAAACTAACAACGCCGAAACCAATCTAGAGTGGTGCACGCCTTCGCAGAACCTTCATCACGCAATCTCTATTGGCCGTTGGGCTCCAGCTCTCGGGTCGGCGCAGGGAAGCTCAAAACTCACAGAGGACGATATTCCAGAAATTCGCCGGCTGATTTCGATTGGATGGAAGAACACGGAAATCGCAGACCTGTTCGGCGTCTCTGCGGCCCCGATCTCTTACATCAGGAACGGACTAGCCTGGAGGCACGTCAGGTCTTGAGTTGCGCTACCGCCTTTTCGAGATATTGGCCGTATTCCTGCACTGTGAGCCGGAGCATTCCAGCGGGCGCTTGGGTCGAATGGCCGTATTCAAGCTCCTGCGCGTAGGGCAGTGACGAAGTGATATAGATCACCCCACCGACCTTCACATCCTGAAGTGCACCTTCGGCCCGCGACACTGCGGACTCCACATCTGCGTCCGGTGGATTGCTCATGTCGCTGTTGATTACTCCGACCCCAACTTGCCAGTTCGCGCGAAAGCGGCCACCGACGTAACCTTTGCGCGGGTGCTTCCACAGGTCCGGATTGCCCACTGGGCTTTTCATCACGAGAGAGCGATACAGGTCCAGGCACACCTTGCGCAGCACGAGGTCCTGATTCGCCTTGGCACGCTGCACGAACAGCGCCAGGTCGCGGCTGAAGGTGTCCGCCATTACTTCTTCAACTCCACGATCCACAGGGCCGTGAGCGCGCCGACAGTGATCCGGTCCACCATGCCCACCGTGTAGTCGGTGCTGCCGTCCGTCACCCGATCTCCCGGCGTGGCGTCCACGGCGAGCGCCTTGGCCGGGATGTAGGCGATCTGGCTGCTGGCAAGCACTCCCGTGGACAGCTGCTGCTGGCTCGGTGCCGAGACGTACGCCTTGACCGGGTAGGCGGTCTCGGTAACGGCGACGGCGCTTGTCGCCGGGTCGTAGGTGCCGCTTGCGCGCCCGGTGTAGGTGATGTCGCGGCCGTACTTGTTCACGAGGCGGAAGGCCGTGTCGCGCGCGCGCAGGTCGTACTGGCTCACGCCCTGCCCACCTTCATCGCGTTGGGCGTGCCGCCGAAGAAGGGCGACAGCAGTTGCTCCGCCGCATAGAAGCGCGGAACCTGCGGCGCGCCCTGCTCGTACTCCACCTGCACCGGCCCGATCACTTCTCGCGAGACCTGCGCCTCGGTGTCGGGCAGCAGGTCGACGCCATTGGCCACACGCAGCGCGAGCTCAGCGCACGCACGCACCACGCCGTCGGGAACCTCGTTGTCCGGCCAGTACGCCACGCCGTAGGCGAGGTGTTCGCCATAGCCATAGACGGCTTCCTTGACCGGCACGTTGAAGCGCGGCCAGTCCAGTGCCTGCGAAGTGGTCTTCTTGAAGCCGGCCCAGCGCCCGCGGAACGCCGTCATGTAGTCGGTAGCGCGGCGCAGGTACTGCTCCTTCGTCGCGTCGTCCAGTGCCGTCCACGCAGAATTTCCGCGCGCGGTGTGGTAGGCGTCCGCCGTGGTGACGTCGCAATACGACTCGGCGTCTGGCTTACCGGAGCCGTCTTCAGTGACCAATGCCATGTTCGTGTCTCCGGCGTGCGAACCTTGCAAAGCGCTCCGCGCGGGAGCGCTTCACGAGATGCGCTCAGGCCTTGTCCTCGCCGTCCTCTTCTTTCTCGGACTTCTTCTTCGGCTCAGCCGGTACCTGCTTCCATCCGAGGTCGGACATGATCTGCACCGACTCGTTGTTCGCCACTTCGGTTTGCACGCCGTTCTTCTCCATGACGACGTTCGCGGGTTTGCCCATGTGGGTTCTCCTGTTGCGGGGGATGAGGGCAAAGAGGCCGGAGCCCAAAGGCCGCGGCACTCATCGCGCGCTGGATCAGCCCAGCAAAATCGCCAGGTGCTCCGGCTTGATGCCCGCAGTGCCCCAGGCCATGGAGATCTCGAACTTCACCTGCCGGTACTGGCGGTACACCCGGACCTCGAAGGTCAGGCCCGTGATCGGGTCGGTGATCATCATCGAGTCGTCGGCCGAGTCGCCGCCTTCAGGCACCGCCGGCGCGCGGCAGGCCAGCACCAGCGCGTTGCGGGAGAACGCGAAATTTCCGGTGTAGCTGTTGCCCACCGTGACCGCGTCGTTGTCCGCATGCGCGGCCACCAGGCCAGGGGCGTTCAGCGTCAGGGTGGTACTCGCCAGGCTTCCGACGTACTTGTTGGTGTCGCCGGCCAGCGTCACGATGTCGCCCGCCACGATCGTGCCGGTGCCGGTGTCCACCGTCAGCGCCGTGGAGCCCACCGCATACCCTGCGCCGTTGTTCACCAGGTAGCCGGAGCCGGTGCCCTTCACGTGCTGCACGATGCCGCCGGAGTAGCGCACCGCCATGCCCTGCAGCCGGTCGGTCATGCCATTGCGCAGCATGTCGCTGGAGCCCGCCTCGTTCACCTTGAAGAGCACCGACTGCTTGCCGCGCAGGTTCGCGATCGCCGCGGAGTTGAAGACGATCTGGCGGTCTTCCACCGGGGCGCCGTTCTGGTCCAGGATCTGCGCCACACCGGCCAGGTCGGACAGGTCACCGGCGGTGCCCAGCGGCGTGGTGCCGGCGGTGCCGTAAGCGCGCGAGGCCGTGGACGCGGCGGTGACCGCCAGGTCGGCTTCCATGGCGTTGACGATCTTGCGCATGCCGTCGGTGAACTGGTCGGCCAGCAGCGCGTTGTACACGCCGGTCGAGCCCACCGCACGTTGCTCCTCGCCGTTCCAGCGGATCGGCGCCGCCTTGGACTTCGTGATCACGACGTCCGCGAAGCCGGGCGTGGTGTCGCCGCTGTTGGCCGGGGTCGCACCGGGCGTGATGTCTTCCAGCGCACCGGCGGAGCCGATCGGCACACGCACCGTCTGGTTGACCGCCGCGCGTTCGACATTGCTGTCGCGCGTGACCGCGGGGATGAAGCCGACCATCTCGCGCGAGACTCGGTTGAGAGCCTCGTACAGCGTCGGGATCAGGCCAGTGAGCGTGTTGGCGCCGAGGATCAGGCCCTGGCGGGCCATGAAGTTGAACAGGTGCGCATGCAGGATCAGGCCGACGGCCTTCACGCGCAGCTTCACCGTGCCCACGGCGCGGTCGATGACATGGGCGGCCGCCACGAGGGGCGGCGCCATCAGGAGTGCGGCCATCGCCGCCAGCGCGAAGACGCGCAGTTTCGAGAGGGCTTTCATGGTTTCGGTCTTTCCAAATGAAAAAGCCCGCTCGAAGCGGGCCGGGGGTTGTGGAACTGGTGAGGCGATCAGTCGACGAACGTGTATTCCTGCGCCGCCTTCGCCTGCGCGGCGGGGTCGAGCGCCTGGAATGCGGCACGCGTCATCGTCTTCTTGCCGTCGCTGGTCTTGCCGCTCCCTCCGGCGCCGCCGCCCGAGGCGGAGGCCGGGAACCAGTGGGGGGCCTTGTCTTTCATGCCTTCCAGCCATTCCAGCGGCGTGAAGGGGCTCTTGCCGTCCTTCCCGAGCACCGGCTTGCCGTCCTCCCCGACCTGCACGGCCTGGCCGTGTTCGTCGAGGGAGAACATCGAGCGCGCGCGGAACAGCGCATCGTCGATCGCATGCTGGTGCAGGCCCGCCTTCGTCGCGGCGGCCCGGACGGCATCGTCCAGAACACGCCCTTGGAATGCCTGCGCACGCTTGTTCGCGGCCTCCAGTGCGGAGGTCGCGTCCTTCAGTTGCTTCTCGAAGCTCTCGCGCATCTTGCCGGTGCGCTTTTCGATCACCTCGTCGAGTTTCCCGGCCTTCAGCAGGCCAGCCTCCTCGTCGTCGGCGAACCGTTTCATGATCGCGCGCACCGCCTCCGGATCGATGCCTTCGAACTTCGCCAGCTGCTCCTTGAGCTGCTTCTGCGAAGCGATCAGCTCGCCGTTCTTCGTCTTCAGGCCAGTGACCTCGGCCTCGATGGCCTTAGACAGCGCCGCGGCGAAGCCGGGATGCTTGGTGACGTCATCGCCGCTGCCACCACCGCCGCCCTTGCCGTCGTCCGCACCTTCCATCAGACGGTGCATCGGCGGGACCACACCCAGCACAAGGCCGTTGCGGGCCATCTGCCGGAAGAGGATCTCGTCGGCCTTGCGGCCCACGGCAATGAGTGCGGCCAGCGCAGTGGCCTTGAGCGAGGAGAGGTTGCGCGCGAGCGCGCGTTGCTTCGAGAAAGGCATGAGAGTGTGTCCCTAGGACTGGTTGGGGGAATGGCCCGAGGCCGTGGAGAGCACGCGCGCCGAGCGCACGTGAAAAAGCCCGCTCCGGTTGCCCGGGCGGGCTCAATTCGTTGGCCGTGTGGCCGCTGTCAGGTCGCCGGCTTCACCGCCGGCTGCATGGGGATGTGGATACCTTGCTTCCAGCAGTCCGCGCATTCGTCCGCGTCGATCTTCGTGCCGCGCTGCCTGCGGCCGTCCCTGATCGCCACGCCACTCTCGGTGTTCAGCACCGTGCGGCCGCCACACCTGGCGCACTGCAACATGCCATCGGGCCGCGCCGAGCGCTTCACGCGCAGCTGCACCTCCTCGGCCGGTGTCGGCGCGCGGGGTGGGACCAGCTGCAGGGGCATGCGGCGGATTCTAGGCGTCGACCCCTGCTTTGCGGAAGGCGGCCGCGTCGCGCTGGCGCAGTTCGTCCAGGGTCAAAAAACGGCCCTGGTTGTTGTAAAAGCCGTTCAGGTCCAGCCCGCCGGCGCGAAACAGCTGGCCGCGCGTGGGTCCTAGGATCTCGTCTTGCCGCGCCGCTGACTGCTTGCGCAGCCAGTCGCCATAAGTGGTTTCCGCCGGGACCTGGCCGTCCATGCTGGCCCTGGTGGTGGGCGTGAAGTCGTCCACCGGTATCCCGAGCTCGCGCCAGGACTTCACGACCGGGGTGCTCGTGGACCGGCAGCACCAGTGCAGATTGCCCGGGCCGGCCAGCCAGGGCACGCTGTGGCCGATCGGCTTGTGATCGTCGCGCGTGTACTCCAGCCCGTCGCGGATTCGGCACTCCTGGCTCGTGCGGTTGTCCAACACGCTCACCCACTGCAGCGCCTTCACCAGCGGCGCATTCTGCTGCATGAAGCGATCGCGCGTGAACGCGGCGAAGTGGCCGACCGCCGTGCGCGTGACCGACTCCACCTCGCGGCGGCTGCGCGCGAAGACGCCGTCCTCATACTGCAGGGAGCGCGTGCCGCGCAGGTCGCGCACGATCTGGTCGGTGCTCTTGTTCGACACGTAGCCCTGGGCGATCGTCTCGCGGATTCGCTTGGCGCGCGTGGCCTCGAGGTCATCCAGCACGCCGCGCAGCAGCACGCCCTGGAAGGGTCTGGCCAACGCCGCCGCATAGACCTGCTCGGTCGCAACCGGCGCGATGCCGATCTGCGCCACCACGACGTCCGGCAGCGTGGCGTCGAACGCCTTGTACTGGAACTCGCCTTCGTAGTGCACGAGGTCGCGCATGTCGTCGGTGAGCTCCTTGGCCACCGCGTCGAATGCCGCCTTGTTCAGGGACCGCACGGAATACAGCAGCGTCTCCAAGCGCTGCACGGTGAAGGAATCGGCCGGCAGCCGGTCCAACGCCTTCAGCAGCTCCTGGAACAGCGCGGCATCGGCGCGATTGAGCGTCGCCATCACGCGGCGAAGAACGCCGTTCGAATAGTGCTGCAGGTCGATCGCGTGGTTGATTGCGACGTCGTGCAGCTGCTCGTTGACCGTATCAGCCATCAGCCGAACGAAGTCGCACCGTCACCCGGGCCAGAGCCGCCACCGCCGCCGCCCATCGGCACGGCTCCCAGCTTCGGCCCTTCGGCTTCGATGTCGGCCAGCTCCTGTTGCGAGTCCACTCCCTGCCGCGCGATCTCGCCGCGTTCCAGGTTGTCCAACAGCGTCAGGTGCGAGATGGCGCCGGCCTGCCACGCCTGCACCAGCGCAGTCAGCTCCTGCGCGTTCAGGCCCGTGGGCAGGTAGTCCGTGTTCAGCGCAATCTCCACCGAATCCGGGTTCGCGCCTTCCCACTCAGCGCACCATGCGGCAGCCTTCTCAATCGCGTCGCTGGCCGCCAGAGCCAGGCTGGCGAGCACGCCGTTCTCGCCCGACCGGTGGATGGCCGCGGTCTCGGCCGTCTCCGCTGCGCGCTTTTGCGCCGCCAGCAGCCGCGCGCCGAGCGCGGCCATCATGTTCTCCTTTTCCTCCAGGCGTTTGGAGAGCGCCGTCAGGCCTTCGCCCGCGAACTCCAGGAAGAAGACCTTGGCCTGCGGATTCGGGAACGCCTGGATCTGGCTGCTTCCCAGCATGAACTTCTGCTGCTGACCGTCCGTGCCGACTTCGAACTGGTGGCCTGTGACAACAGGTGTCGGCAACCCGGTGAAGTGCAGCCCATGCTCGTAGTCCGCGCTGTTGCGAAAGTGCGAGAGGTTGATGTTCGCTAGATCCAGGATCGGCGACTTCGCCACCGCAGGGTCGACCCCCATCGGGCCGGCGATGAGGAACGGGATGTAATCGAGAGTGTGGCCGCCCATGATGGGAGTGGTCGTCTCGATCAGGATCCACTTCTCCTTGCCGTCCTCCTGCTTGATCAGGCGCCAGATCTCCACCGTGTACGTGTAGCGCGTGGTGCCGTCCGGGTTCGCCGTGCCGGCCACCAGTTTCAGCACCCGGCACTGCGGGATGCAGGTGACCGTCCATCCATCTGGACTCGGTTCCTCGAACTGCTCCGACAACACCACCAGCGACAGCATCGTGCGGTTGTTCACCCGCTCGGTGCGCCAGTTCAGGATGCTCTCGGCGCAGTAGGTCTTCAGGTAGGGGCGGCCGTTTGCCGCCTTCTGGTCCGCCAGCGTGAGCGCGCCGTCCATGCGCGGGTAATCGGCCAGGATGCCAATGCGCCCGGCCTGCAGCAGTTCGTCGACCACGCGCTCGCAGAACCCCAGCATGGGCGTGCCCGCGGTGTCCGCATCGTCCGAGAGGAACGCCACCTGGGCCGGCAGGTCGATGGTGGGTGGCCGGCGAAACACCAGCCCCGACAGGCCATCGACCGTGCGGCCGGTGGCATTGTAGAAGACGGCGCGCGCCACGTACGCCGCGTATTCGGCGGGCGACTGGTCAGTCAGCTTCGGCAGGAACACCTCGCCGGCCTTCTTGACCGCATCCTCACCAGCGACGGCGGCGCGGCACTTTTGCCACTGCGGTGCCGCGTCGTCGTAGTCCGGATGGTGCGTGTTGACATCGGCCATGGTCAGTGTCCTGTGGTTCGGGCCGAGGTCATGCGCTGCGCGATCGGCCAGCGCTGCACCAGGAAGTAGCCCACGGCATCGTTCGGGTGATCGTGTCCGCTCGTCTTGTCAGGCTCGCCACTGGCGTCGTACGCCTGCTGCTCCATCGCCTCCGTGAGGGTCGGGCACAAGTCGGTGTTGATTTTCCAGCGGCGCCTGCCGGTGTCGTTCAGGATCAGCGCGTTCACGGCGTTCACCCGGTCACGCACGGCGGGGTTCGTGGATGGCGCCTGCACGGTGAGGCCCGCTGCACGCAGGATGCTCAGGTCGGACTCGCTCGCGTTCTTGCTGCTCGTGTTCTGGCCGCTCGCGTCCGGGTAGACGATCACCTGGTGGCCCTTGGACTGGAAGCGCTCCTTCAGGCGCTGCGCCATCGTGGGCGTGTCGCGCACCTTCACCAGCTCCGCCACGCTTCTGGGCTCGCCGTCGCGGATCACGTTCACCACCGCCGTCATGTTCAGGACGTTGAAGTCCATCCCAACGTGCAGCA